CTATAACTTGTTCTTCTCCTGGTTTCCAAATATGTTTATGAGGTCTAAATGTTTTACCTTTCTTCATATTCAGAGTTGATAATTGTAAAAAATTATCTGGAGATATGATGTCAGTTCTTTCTTCTACTATTTCATCTTTCCTTAGAACCATATGACATAATACATTTGGATCCACTATAGAATGTATCTTAATCATCTTTGTACTCCATCCAATCTATATTATCAAATAACTCTGTAAATAAGTCAAGGCAATTCCAATCATATTCAGTTATCATTCCTTCTTGACAACTTTTTTTATCTATCATATAATAACTTAAATTAGGATTAAGTAATGCTGCAGATAAAATATAACTGCTAAAACCACCTATAACAACTGTACTATTATAAACCATGAACCATTCTTCAACACTATCATTATTATATGGGCTAGTTATAGTATCCAATGATGCTCCTTCACCAGCACTTAATATTCTACTTACAACTTCAACATCATCTCCAATTACCATACTTCTTGGAAAATGACAAACTATATTTTTATATGTTTGAATAGGTACTAAAGGTCTATCTATTTGTCTTACATGAATAATTGGACGACCTGATGGTTCTTGATCAGTATTTTTAACAGGCATCTTTGTTCTTATCTTATCAATATATTGATGAACTTTTTTAATTATAGATTGATTAAATATTGGAAACTTATTAGTTCCGTCTGTAGTATCAATCTTTATATCTGTATTGATTATTTTACTTATAAAGTCAATATTAACTTCTCTAAGTCCTTTTGGATAATTAAAAAAGTTAAGTACTATTTTTTCTATATCGCTATCTTGATCAAAAGCATCACCATAAGCTGCCATTAAGTTAAGTAGTTGTGTTCCTAAACCACCTCTTATATTATATGTTAACATGCTATCCTACTAAAGTTTTTATGTTTCTCAAAACGTATAGTTGAGAAGAACTTATCTTGTAACAGATCACCTTTATGACTTATAACAAATACATTCTGTTCTCCACCTAACTGATGAATAAGTTTTAAGAACTCATCACAACCATTATTATCTAAACTTGCATCAAATACTTCATCAAGTATAAGTAAGTTTGTATTAGTACTATTCTTCATCCTTGCTATTGCTCTCCAAGTAAATAACAATGCAAGATCTATTCTCATCTTTTCACCTTCACTAAAACTATCATATGTAAACTCATCTCTATGTCTTGACTTTATATTCTCTGAGAAGTTTTCATCTAACTCAAAGTTAACAAAAAAGTCCATAGCTGCAAGATATTTGTTGACTAATTTGTTAATAATAGGCACATATTGTTTAATGATCTTTGTTTTTATTCCTTGATCTTTCAATAATATACCAGCTACTTCATATAAAGTCTTTTCATGTACTAACTCTTCTTGTTTCTTCTTACCATCTGTAAGTTGTCTAGTTAAGGTTGCTAGCTTTTTATTCTCTTTACTAACATCTTTTCTATCACTACCAAGAGATATATTTTCTTCATTAAGTTTTGTTATATAACTATTAAGTGCAGTTATGTTTGCACTCTCTTTAGAATGTTCTGTCTGTTTACTACTTACAAGATCACTTATGTTTAAAGCATGGGCTACTTTCTCATTTATTTCTTCATACTTCTTTCCAAGTTCTACTAATCCTTGTTGTACCTCAACTAACTTCTCTTCTTTCTTCTTTGTATTCTTTTCTTTTAGTTCTTTGCCAATAGTTTGATTACAAGTTGGACATTCATCATGTGTTTCATAAAACTGTATATCTTTCTTTAACTGCTTTATCTTAGCTTCCATACTTTCTTCCATAGCAGTTATACTACCAAGTTTATTTTGTAATTTATTTTTATCTTTGATCTTTTCTTGTAGCTCTTTTACTTGTGCTTCTAATGTTTCAGTCTTTTGTCTTGATCTAAGTATTGTTGCTTGAGTCTTTTCTATCTCTTCTTTATTCTTATCAATCTTCTCGTTATTACTTTGTTTAATCTCATCTATAAACTTTCTTTGTACTTCTATCTTATCTTTAACTAAATCTATATGATATTTAAGTTCTGTTACTCTTGTTTTATTATCGTTAACTTTATCTTTGAGTATAACATTCATAGAAGAGAATATTTTTATATCCAATAAGTCTTCAATAATCTCTCTTCTTTGTGGACCACTTAGTTGCATAAAAGGAATAAAACTACTTGATCCAAGTATAACTATTTGTGTAAATGATTTAAAATTTAGTTTTAGAATATTAGTTTCTAAGTGTTCTTGATAATCTTTACTATCACCTGTTTGGTTAATCATCTGACCATTAACATATATTTCAAATGGTTGTGATCCCCAAGTCTTAATACTTCTATGTACTTTATAACTATTTTTACCAACAGTAAATTCTACTTCAATACTTGTACCTTTTGTATTAACACTGTTAACTAATTGTTTCTTTGTTACTCTTCTAAATGGTCTACTGAATAAAACATAACAAAGAGCATCTAATATAGTACTCTTACCAGATCCATTCTCTCCAACTATCAAAGTGTTTGGAGATCTTTTGAGATTAACTTCTGTCCATACGTTTCCATATGAAAGTAAGTTCTTCCATCTTATCTTTTCAAATATTATCAAGCTCTACCTATACGTCAATATGCAACGCTTCATTATACAATGTACCCATAAGAGAAGTCAACTTCTTTTTATCTACATCAGTATCAATCTTCTCAATATACTTTGTTAAGATTGTCATTGTATCTTCAGCCTCATCAATTAAATCTTCTTCACTAGTCTGATCCATATGTTTATGATCATCTACTAACGATATATTCTCTGGATTAGATTTGTATAGTTTATCTAAGAATACATCAAACCAATATGGATTTTCTTTGTGTATAGTTACAACCTTAACATATGTTCCTTGAAAGGCATCAAAGTCATAATCTGTTAGTTGTTCTAATGTTTTATTCTTATCATTGTAAAATATTTTATGAAACATCTTATATGGATTTACTATTCGTTCTAACTCTCTTGTTTGTAAATCTAATATATGAAAACCTTTTGGATCATTATAATCACTCCATGTTATTTCATATTGAGTACCTAAGTAATGAATATTATCTTGATTAGACTTTGTATGATAATGTCCTGATAATACTAACTCAAAATTTTTGAGAACCTCTTTTTGTAATCCATGATCACTTATCATTTCTTTGTTCATATGAAAACCAGCTATCTCTAAATGACCAAGAGCTATCTGAGCTCTTGTGCTCTTTATATGCTGCATTGTAGATGTATAGTTTGAATTATTGATCCAAGGTAGTAAACAAAGATTTGTACCACCTATGTTTATATCTGTAGCTTCACTATAGAACTTTGGATATGACTCTCCTTCATCAACTCCAAACAGCTCTTGTAAAGCATTTATTTTATTTGTATTTCTATAAGGTACATCATGATTTCCAATAATAACATGGAAGTCAATTCCCATCTTTTTTAACTTGAAGACGAGATCAGTCTTAAAACGATTGAGAATAGTATAATTGATAAACTTGCGCCTATCAACGATATCTCCCAAATGGATGACCGTGTCAATCCCATGCTTTTCCAAATAGGGAAAGAAAATATTATCATAAAACTTAAAAAAATACTCAAGAAAAGCGTGACTATCATTTCGTGCTCCAAAGTGTGTATCGTTAAGTAATGCGACTCGCATGAATCTGATTGTACCTTATTCTTTGTTTGGAGTCAACATCATATCTATAGTTTTTTCTAGTCTTTCTATTTGATCATCAGATAACATTGATATTTTATCAAATATATCTTTCTTCTTAAATGTTGCTAATCCCATTCTACCTTTCTCGGATCCAATCCAAGTTTTGTATTCTTTATTTTTTCGTTTGATTCTTTTTGATTCGCATATAACACAACTATAGTTAGTTGTAAATCTTAATGTGTTACCACAGTTCTTACAAGGTGCTCCATTATAATGTATTTGACCATTATGGTATGCATCATATCTAGCTCCTCTACCTTGTCTTGCCATTAATCGTTAGTAGCCCAAAACATTTTTATTGGAAAAGATTCATACAAATTATTATCTTCAAGATATTTTCTATTTTCCAATTGTTGTTGTTTTATTTCTTCTTTACTCCTACCACTATATTCAACACCTATTCTATGTCTAATCATAAATTCATTAATAGTTGTTTGTCTATCTTGTTCAGGATCATATATTACAAACTCTCCAAGTACTCTACCATACTTACCAACTTTATCTTTATATGTTCTTAGAATTTGTTTGGATCCTTCTGGAAGATAATGCAATACTACTTTTTTAGCAAATAGACCTGCTTTCTTCTCTTCTAAGTCTCTAGTTCTAGATTCTGGTGTATCTATACCATATAATCTTACTCGCTCATTATGTATCCAAGTATCAAAACCCAAATCAATATCGACATCAACAGTGTCACCATCCACAACACGTCTAATTGTGCAATTATATTCGTGCATTCTTTCTCCTTACTTTTTTTTATATTTTTCTGGTACTTTGCCATATCCAACAACTCTATCCCACTCACGTTGAGTATATCCTTGTTTATCAACATCAAAAGTCATAACATCTTCCTTTGTGTTCCCAGTCTCCATATCTTGTAGGTTCTGGTCCATCAGTTCCTCCTATTTCTTTTGGTCTTTTTTTTCCAAAAATTGCGTCATATCCTTTTCTGTACTTGTCATTTACAGGTCTAGATTTTCCATCCCATTTTGTCATTATACCTTCCTCTTTTTAATCTTTCTTCTTTTATTAGTTTCAAAGTCAGATATGAACTCATTCATGTATTGTTGAGTCCATTCACTAACTTTAATTTCATCTTTGAAGTTTTTAGTATTATCATGTTCTTGTGTTGCAGCAGTAGTATCAAAAAGATTAGTTTGTTCTGTCATCTTAAACTTAACAAATAAATGTTTCTTTTCTTTTTGGATCCTTCTTAAAAATGCATAATAAATTATTTGTGTAAAGTATGCAAAAGGATTATTACTTTTCTCTGGATTAAAATTATCAATATATTGTAAACAGTTCTCTATACCATCACTAATCATTTCTTCTTTAAATGTATAGTTTACAAAGTTTGGTTTTCTTGCTAAGTGTGTTGCAATCTTCATAATACATTCTCCAACATAAGTTGGTACTATAGGTCTTGTTTTGTTTTTAGTTTCTGCAGTTTGAACACTCGCCTTATACTCAATCATAGCAGCTAAAAAGTCTTTGTTATTAACATATTCTTGTTTAGCTCTTCGTCCCATTTTTTTCCTTTTTCTGTTGACTTTTTTCTATTCCAATGTAAAATAGCTGATGTAGCTGGCGGAAAGGGCTGAGACTAATGAAATGTAATCTTTTTGTCAGGGTCATTTAATTCATCCATTATCTCATCTAACTTAGAAGACTCTTCTCCTTTAGCTAATTTATCTATTATTCTCTCTAACTGAGCTGATGCACCATCAGGTTCTTCTGGCTCTTCCATTCCAGTTATTGCATTAGCAGCTGCTTCTACTTTGGTCCTAGGTTTATAATTTTTAATTTTATCGTTTGTTTTTTTATAATAATCTAATACAACTGGGTGTGTATTACATACTGTTACTACGTGTCTTTTATTAACTGGTATCCTATCTCCATAATTCCAAGGAACCCATTTAACAAAAGCCATACCCATATGAGTTTGATTTGTTAGTGTAACTATTCTTTGTGGATTTTTTACTTTTATTTCTGAAGTTTTTAAACTAGCAATATCAACTTCTCCAACAACATCATCACCATTGGCTAATTTAATTAACTTTGTTACATATTGATAGTCTGTCATTTTATCTCCATTTTATATAGTTTATATTCAAATCTTTCTTCGTTATAGATTTTTATTCTTTCACTAAAATGATTTAATGTATAATTAACATGACTCTTATATCTAAAGTCATCACTTATATCTATCAATCTCGCTTTTTCTTTTTTGTTGCCTTTTCTGAGCCCTCTTCCGATACTTTGGAGATTCCTAATTTTAGACTTAGACGGCGAAGCAAAGATGATATTGTGGAGATTACGGATGTTAACACCTGTGCTAAAAGTGCCAAAACTTGCAACAATAATTGAATTATCTTCAGTCTCTGCGATTGCTCTAATTTGTTCTCTAGTTTCGGCATCAGTTCCTCCATATACAAAAAATAGTTTCCTATCTTTTTCTTTGTTAGTTAAAATTAAATCATGTATTGTTTTGCCGTGATCAATCAAATGAAACAATACTAATGTATTACCTTGTTGAGCAATCGATAGTTTACTCAAAAATTTATTTCGTGGTTCATATGTTGTTATAAAATCTATTTCATCTTGATACTTGTAATCTTTAAGTTGTTTACATATATGTTCTGGATACTTTAATGTTATACATTTTATTAAAAAGTCTGCTAAGTGTTTATCATCTATAAGTTTCTTTGTTGTTACTGGTTGATATACAGGACCAAATAAACCTTCTAATACTAACTTATGAGTTTGTGATCCATCTAATGTTCCAGTAAAACCAAATCTATACTTTGTATTTTTTAACTTCTCCATTATCTTAGTTAAACTTTTAGCTTTATACAAATGAGCTTCGTCTCCTATAACTACATCAAACTGATCAAAGTAGTTTGGATCCATTTTGTATATTGATTGCCAAGTACTAATAACTATTCTATCATCTGAAGTTTTTTCTTTTCCACTCATTATAGTATGGATATCTTCTTTACAATTATAACTTTCAAAATCTGTCTTCATCTGATAAACTAAACTTGTTGTAGGAACAACTATAAGTACTTTCTCATGTTTATAGTGTTGTGTCAACATATAAATTACTAAACTCTTACCACTAGCTGTGGGTGACAAGATAAGTCGTCTCTGAGCGTTAATACACGTTCTAAACGTGTTAATTTGGTAGTCTCTTGGTTTTATAGGTAAGTTAAAATGATATGTTTCAGGTTCTTCTACTTTAACTGGATCTATTTTTTTATCAACTTTGTATCCACGATCTTCTGCAAACTTAACACAATAATCAATTAAGCCTTTGTATATAAGTTTTGTTTGACCATTATATAATCTTACTTTACCATCCCAATATCTATTACGATATGCTGGCATAAATTTAGCACCAGGTACTTCAAATGTAAAGAAATCTACTAACTCTTGTTTGATACCATTGTCTGCTGTAACTCTTGAATGTACTTCGTTTACTGGTTCGATAATCACTAAATTACCCTCCACCGAATTGTGTAAGTCTTCTCCAGTCAATGGCTGCACGAATCTGAAACCCTCTGTTGTTAATATTCTTCAATATATCTTCACAACAACCAACAAGTTCTTCTTGATATGCTATCTTTGTTTGTAAAGACATCATATCTTTATCAGCACTAACATACTCAGGTATGTCTTGCTTCAATACAACTTTTGGCCAGGGTTCACGATTTAATTCTTTAATATCTTCTGGGTTATTCAATTCACCCCTGTAATATTGTCCCAACTTATTAGATAATGATTTTTGTTTAATCTTCAACGCTCTAAGTTGGATCCTTGCATCATAAAGATACTTTAAGA